TTCGAAGAACTAATACCAGTATAAGATATTTCTTCTGTGCCTATTAATATAAAGTTTGTACCAGAGTCTGGAAACTGTGATGGGTCTACTAATATTATACCTGTTGTTTGTGTATCATTAATTGCACCAGACAGTGTTGTAGTAAAAGCTCCCACTTCTTCACCACCCCAAGTTCCAAGCGACCAACCAAAACCTTTAGCTTGAACAGCTGGACCTACAGGATAATAATGTTGAACTCTAATACCACCAGAAGTAGTTGCACCAGATCCTGATTCGTTTGATGGCATTGTAACAGTTAACGTTGTTCCTGTTGGAACAGTTGTAACCATAAATTTTTTATTATTAAAATCTGCTGCTGCAAAGTTAGAGTTTGTTATTGTAGAAAAATTATCTAATAAAATAATATCACCTGCAGATATATTGTGTGCAGTGCTAAAAGTAATTGTTACAGTCGCTGATCCGTTAGTTGTGCTAAACGCACTTGTAAGAGTTGTTGTAGTTTTAATAGGATGTATGTCATAAAATACACCACCTGAATATGCATATAAAATTCTATTTGTTCCAATAATTGCATATTTTCTACCTAAACTGTTTACGAAATGATGAAGTCCTCGACCCGCACCTGTTAAATTACTTTCACCTAACTGTTTCCAACCACCTATCTTTTCAGGTGTACCATATCTAAAACGAACATTATCACAGTCGATCCATTGACCTTCTGCTCCTGTTGGTGTTATCTGTTTATTGATTCCAGGTGCAAACCCTATTTTTTGTA